TCAGCATCACCTTTTTCGGTAGGATGGTGGGCTGTTGCAGAAGGACATGATGATATACCAGATGGTGCTTTGATTAGGTACAGGGAATGGTATGGTGCATCTGCACCGAATAGAGGTTTAAGACTGACTGCTGAAGAAGTGGCAGCAGGAATTAAGGCCAGAGAAAGACATGAAAGAATTGATTATGGGGTAGCTGATCCATCAATTTGGAAGTTTGATGGTGGTCCTTCAATCGGTGAAAGATTGTCTAAAATGGGTATTCGTATGAGAAGGGCTGATAATTCAAGGGTGAATGGATGGGATCAAGTTCGCCAGAGAATGATGGTTGATGATGACCAAAGCATGATTTATTTTTTTGAATCCTGCGTTGATACTATTCGGACATTACCTATTTTGACCCATGACAGAAACAGGGTTGAAGATATTGACACCACACAGGAAGACCATGCAGCAGATGATATTAGATATGCCTGTATGAGTAGACCTTATACAAGAAGATTAGAAGAAGAAGAAGATATTTGGAGACAGCCAACTGTTGAGGAAATGATGAGTAATCTTGACAGGGTTTCAAAGCCAAGTTTTAGGAGATTATAATTGGAAGAATATTACGACAGAGAACCCAGCGATAAGAAACTAAGGGCTGATTACTGGAATAAAGAGATTGCTAGGGCAAGAAGGTTTGAGGAAGATTGGAGAACCAGAAGTTTTGATATTGTTAGAAGATATCGAGATGATGAACCTCAAAGAGTAGAAAGAAACACAAGAATGAATATTTTTCATTCAAATGTGGATACTTTAAAATCTGCTTTGTATTTCAATACACCGAGACCAAAGGTAACCAGAAGGTTTAAAAGCAATGACCCAGCAGCAAGAACAACTGCTGTTGTTATGGAAAGAGCCTTACGATATCAGATGGACCGATATAAGTTTGACAGTGAAGTGACAAAGGCTGTTGAAGATATGCTTATTGTCGGCAGAGGTATTTTAAGGATGAGATATGAGCCAGTTGTTGTTTCTGGTGAAGTTGAAAAGATAAGGGTAAGGCAGCAGCCAATAACTGGAATTGGTGGCACTCCACAGGGTACACTGGCTGAGATTACGATTGACCGAAAGTTCTTGGATGAACAGGGCAATGAAGTTGATCCTTCTATGGTCAAGTCAGATGCTATGGGAAGTTTTATTGAAGGTGAGCCTATGGAGTTTGTAGGTGAACAGTCAATTATGTGTGAATATGTCAACTGGCAGGATTTCACTTTGCAGCCTTCAAAATGCTGGTCTGATGTTCAATGGGTTTGTTTTAGGCATTTGATGACAAGAGAAGCCCTTGTTGATTATTATGGTCAAAAAGGTGAGAGAATACCTCTTAGTTATTCAAAGTCAGATGCTGATAGTTATAATACTTATGATGATTATACACAGCCAGATATGGCTGAAGTCTGGGAGATTTGGGATAAAAGAACTGGCAAGCAGATATTTGTTGCTACTGGTTTCAATGAGGTTTTGGAAGAGTTTGAAGACCCTTATAATTTAGATGCTTTTTTTCCAATGCCAGAGCCTTTATATGGTGTAAGTACAACAGATACAACATTACCAGTACAGGAAATATTGATCTACGAAGATCAGTTGACTGAACTTGATATTATTACGCAGAGAATAGGTGTATTAACAGAAGCCTTGAAAAGAAGAGGTGTTTATGATGCTTCTTTCCAGGAATTGATAAGATTATCAGATGCAGATGATAATGAGTTTATACCAGTTGATAACATGGCTATGTTACAGAATGCAGGTGGTATCGGTGGTGTTATGCAGGAAGCCCCTCTTGATAATCTCATCAAGGCATTAACTGCTTTGTATCAGTCAAGACGAATTGTGATTGACACCATTTATGAGTTAACAGGTATCTCAGATATAATGAGAGGAGGTCAGTCAGCTTCAAGGGAAACTGCAACTGCTCAGAGAATAAAAGGTCAGTTTGGTTCAATGCGTATGATGACCAGACAGAAAAGACTTGAGAGATTTCTTGATGAAATCATGGAGATGAAAGCTGAACTGATTGTAGAAAATTTAGAGCCAGATTTATTAGAAAAGATTACATCTATTCAAATATCACCAGAAACTGTTGCTGTGATGAAGGATGATCGTTTAAGAAGTTATAGGATTTCAGTTGATACTGAGGAAAGTTCTGCAATAGATACTGCGATTGACCAACAGAGAAGAACAGATTTTTTAACAGCAATGGTGCAATTTCTTCAGAGTGTAGGGCCTCTCGTATCCTCTGGAGCATTGGGATTTGACCAGGCTAAAACCATGTTATTGTTTGCAGCTAGGTCATTTCCTGGTGCAAGAGAATTAGAAGAAACACTTGATGATTTACAGCCACCACAACCACAGGCTAATCCTGCTGATAAACTGGTTGAGGTTGAAGCAGCTAAAGTACAAGCTGATACTCAAAAAGCACAAGCAGATGCACAGGTTAAGGTGGCTAAATTAGAGCTTGATAGACAGAAAACAGAAGCAGATGTTGCTCTAAAACAACAAAAACTTGAGATTGATGCAGCTAAACTGGTTAGTGGATGATTTCAAATAGTGAAGCACTAGGCAAGATAGTGTGGTTGATGGGTCATTCTAGACACCATCATACTTTTAGAGTTCAAGATTGCTTTAGGGTGATGATACCTGCGATTGCAAATCATCATTACAGAATTTGGGAAGGTAAACAGCATCCACTTGGATGTATGACCTGGGCATGGCTCAATGAAGAAAACCATAACAAATATCTTGCAGGACAGAAGATTATTGAAAGTACAGATTTCACAGGTGGTGATAATTTGTGGATTGTCGATATTATTTGTCCTTTTGGCAATGTAAGACAGCTTTTATCTGAAGGCAGAAAGCATCTTATTGACCTTTATGGTAAAGGCAAAGTGTTTAACGCAAAAAGAACTAAAAACGGATTAATTAAAAAGGTAAGATTATAATGGGTAGTGAAAGTACAGATGAAGGAAACATGGGTCTTGAGTCTGATGTTGCAGCTCAAAGGCAAATAGAATCAAGAAATCAAAATTTTACACAACAAAGTCAAAATTATGTAGATGATTTTAGTGGTGCAAATACAGGTTCGTTGCCAACAGTTTCTGTTCAACCAACTTTAACAGCAGATGAAAGAGCATCTGCACCTGCTAACACTAAAAACATGATGGCAGGGCAAGATGATTTTTCTGATTTTAATTTTGCAGGTAGTCAAGCAGCACAAGATTTAAGAACTGGTGCTGAAGGTGTACTTGGTTCAAGACTTGGTGGGATGATACCTGGAGGATTTATTGTAAATGCACTTACTGGATTACCATCACAACTTACACTAGATGCACTTAATAGAGGTGAAGTGCCAGTTCGTGATCCAAATACTCGTATGATTACTGGCACGGAAGGACAGGGTTTTGGTGCAAATCAAACTATGGGAACAATAGGTCAAATGAATCAGCCTGGTGTAGAAGGTGGACTTAATACACCACCAGTTGTACCAGTGACAGAAAGTTTCTTTCAAGATGATGGGGGTGGAGATAATAACAATCAGAATATGTTTAGAAGAAGAACAACAGCAGAGATGGATACACCTCCAGTAACACCACCAGTAAGTGATGATCTTGCTTTGAATGTGTTACAAAATCCATTCTTTTTATATTCTGGTAGAGGTAATTTATTTCAGCCTTATGGCTATGCACCAAACACACTTGTTGACTTACTAGGTACAAGAAACCTAACTCAGCCATCAAGTGCAGCACCTAACCTTAATTTATTCGGCAACCCAAGGGATTTTGTATGAACATAGATATGGAAATGGCAGCAGAGAATTATAACAGTCTGTCTGAACAGGAAAAAGAAATCATAAGAGAAGCAGTGGATAGTCCACTCATGGGAGTTCTTTCAAAGGTTTTTGGTGATGAGTTTGTATCTGCTTTAGGTACATTCCAAAGACCAAGAAGAAAGATTAATGCAGAGATGCAACAACAAGTGGCAAATATGTTGATGAGATGAAAACAACATATATTTACCAAGACGGAAACCTTGTTGAAAAATCTAAGGGTGCAAAAGCAAACAGTGTGAATATCATGCGTGATATCGAGCCTTATCAGAATATGAAAGATAGAGGTTGGATAACATCAAGATCACAGCACAGAGAGTTTTTGCGTAAAAATAACTTTGTAGAAATAGGGAATGAACAAAATCATTTATTAAAATGAACGACACACAATCACTTGATAACACTCAAGATACTGCACCAGAAAGTCCAGTATCTCAGCAGCCAGTATCAGAGACAGTAGCAGAAACACTAAGCAGAAGTCTGGCTGAATTACAACCACAGGAACAGAAAGAGGATGAAAATGTTCAGCAAGATCAAGAAAATGATAATGAAACTGATCCAGAGGTTTCAGAAGAAGACAACAACTCTGTCGAAGATGGAGATTCTGGAGACACAGAAGAAACAGAGAGTGAAACCAGTGCAGAAGAAGAAGGGAAGACCGAAGAAAAATTAGAAGCCCCACAACACTGGTCAAAAGAAATTAAAGAAGATTTTAACCAGCTACCCTCAAAGTCTCAGCAACTATTTTTGAAGAGACACAATCAGATGGAAGCTGATTACACAAAGAAAACTCAAGCCCTGTCTAAATTTAGAAACAGACAGGAGGAGGTAACAAAGATTATTAGTCCATTCATGGGAGACTTTGAAAGGGCTGGTATAGATGAGGTCGGTGCAATAAGGCAACTTTTTGCAGCACATGATTATTTAAAAAAAGACCCCAAACAGGCAATAACTTGGTTAGCTACCAATTATGGGGTTGATTTATCGGCAGTCAATGATGACACAGCCGAAGATGATTATACTGACCCAGAAGTAAAAAACTTGAAACAGCAAGTAGCCCAGTTACAAGGATATTTACAACAACAACAAAATCAACAGATGCAAAGTGAGCAGCAGAGCACTCAATCCATGATTGACCAATTTGCAAACGAGAAAGATGAAACTGGTACTTTAAAACATCCACACTTTCCAGAAGTAAGGCAGGTGATGGGAGTTTTAATACAGTCTCAAAAGGCTAAAGACTTACCATCTGCTTATGAGA